AGGTGCAGCCTCTGTTGGAAGTTATGCCGCGAGATACGCTGGAGTATTAGGTAATTCACTTAAAATTTCAGCATGTGGTGGAGCATCAGCTTTCGCCGCAACAACCGTTACCACAACTAATGGGACAACATCTATACTAGGTACTTCAATTGAAGTAACTCTAGGTGAGAAGTTCATAGTAGGTGACATTATTACAGCAATTGGAAATGATACTACAAGATACAAAATATCTGCTATCACATTTGACTCAGGTGCTACAGGCGAGGCGACGATCACTCTTGCACAAGAAGACGATTCCACTCAAGGATTGGCAGCTGCAGTTTCAAGCTCAGCCAACATTTCAAGAGAATGGGAATTCGCACAATTGTTTAACAAAGCTCCTGGTACATCTACATACGCGAGTAGTAGATCATCTGCAGGTGTTACTGATGAGATGCATATCGTAGTCTTAGATGAAGACGGACTTATTTCAGGTACTCCTGGAACTGTTTTAGAAACATACGAAAATCTATCAAAAGCATTGGACGCAAAAGATGAGTTCGGTTCTACAAATTACTATGTGACTGTTCTTGAGAATAAATCAGAGTATGTTTACTGGATGGATCATAGTACTACTATGAGTTCAGCTGGTTCAGATGCCGCTGGTGTAACTTTCGGAACAGGTACTTTACCAGATTCAGATTCATTTTCGAATGGTGCTGATGGTAATCAACCAACAACAGGTCAAAAAATAACAGCATGGAATACACATTTTGGTAGTGCAGACAATCAAGATATTTCATTATTGATTTCTGGTACAAACCAAGCGGATGACGGAAGTGGAAGTGCAGTAACAACTAGAGCGGAAGCAACAAGTTATTACAACCAACTAATGAACATCGCCGAAGATAGAAAAGACTGCGTAGTCTTCTTTTCACCAATCAAAAGTGATGTTGTAGATTCAGGTGTTGCTGGAGCAACTAATGTTAAGGCGACCGCCGATACATTAAATAGTTCTAGTTACGCATCAATGAGTTCTAACTGGTTGTATCAATATGACAGGTATAATGACAGATATGTTTATATACCAGACAACGGATCAGTAGCTGGCCTATGTGCTAGAACTGATTACACTAACGATGCATGGTATTCACCAGCTGGTTATAACCGTGGTCAAATATTTGGTGTAACAAAACTAGCGTTTAACCCTACAAAAGCTGATAGAGATACTCTATATAAAGCTAGAGTTAATCCAGTAGTTACATTTCCAGGTCAAGGAACATTATTATTCGGAGACAAAACTTTAATCGCTAACGATGGAAGTGCTTTCTCAAGAATCAATGTTAGAAGACTTTTCATAGTATTAGAGAAAGCAATCTCAACTGCAGCTAAGTTCCAACTATTTGAATTTAACGATTCATTTACAAGAGCGAACTTTAGATCAGCTGTTGAACCTTTCCTTAGAACAGTCCAAGGTAGACGAGGAATCTATGATTTCAGCGTTATCTGTGACGAGACTAATAATACTGCAGGTGTCATTGATGCATCACAATTTGTAGCTTCGATATTTATCAAGCCCGCAAGAAGTATCAATTTCATTAATTTAACCTTTGTAGCATCTAGAAGTGGTGTAGATTTCGAAGAAGTCTATGGCTCACCTGGTGCAGCACAAGAAACAGCACAATAGGAGGAGTGAAAAATGGCAACTATAAACCAATTTAAAGCGAACCTAATCGGAGCTGGACCAAGGAATAATAGATTTGAGGTATTCATACCTAGAACAGGAAATAAAATTCAGTTTTTATGTAAAACTGCAGCTTTACCTGGACAAACTATTACACCTTTAGAAGTTAAATACAAAGGGTTGAGTTTCAAGATGGCAGGAGACAGAACTTTCGAAGATTGGGCTGTAACTATGTACAATGATACTGAATTTTCAGTTAGAACAGCTGTTGAGCAATGGATGCAAGATATTGTACCATTAGCAGATTCAACACTTACATCTACTGGATATGAGTACATGGTAGATAAAGCTACTGTAACACAACTAGGAAGAGACGATGCCGTCTTAGCTACTTATGAGTTCTTCAACATGTGGCCTACAACATTAGGTCCTGTTGAGTTAGACACAGAAGGTGGAGATGCATTGACAACTACTGATGTAACATTCGCATATTCTCATTTTGAAAGAGTTGTTTAAAACAACTGTTTTGAAGTGATATAAATATAAGTATGGAACTTTTCGGATTAGAGATAAAGAGGAAGAAGGGAGACGAAGCTCGCGCACAGAGCTTCGTGCCACCTCAAAATGATGGGTCGGTTATTGAAATCGGCAAAGATAAAGGTATGGGTGGCTTCGCAGCTACTGGTGGCGTTATTGGTCAATTTATTGACATGGAAGGTGGTGTAAAAACCGAAGCCGACCTAGTAGGTAAATATAGAACAATGGCCATGGTACCTGAGTGTGACAGCGCGATTGAAGATATTGTTAACGAATCACTATCTTCAAACGATTTGGATGCTCCTGTAGCGATTAACTTAGATAGAGTTAATCACTTTTCAGATAGTATCAAGACAAAAATTCGTACCGAATTCGATGGTGTTCTTGAGTTATTAGGATTCAGAGAACTATCACACGACATATACCGAAAATGGTATGTGGACGGCAGACTCTATTATCATAAGATGGTAGATTCTCAACAGACGAAAAAAGGTATTCTCGGTCTAAGACCTATTGATCCTCAAAAGATTAGAAAGGTTAGAGAAGTAGAGAAGACTAAAGACGAAAAAACTGGTGTAGAAGTTATTGGTAAAATTGAAGAATATTACATCTTTAACCAAGAAGGTTTTGACAAGAGTGGTAATAACACAGGTCAAAATGTAAGAATCAGTGGTGATGCTGTAACACACATAACCTCAGGATTACTTGACTACAATCAGAAAGTCGTAGTTGGATATTTACATAAGGCGATGAAGTCTGTAAATCAACTAAGAATGTTAGAAGATGCGCTTGTTATTTACAGAATATCAAGAGCTCCTGAAAGAAGAATCTTCTACATTGATGTCGGTAACTTACCGAAAGCGCGAGCTGAACAGTACTTGAAAGAAGTACAGACAAGTTATCGTAACAAGTTAGTGTATAACGCTGACACTGGTGAGATTAAAGACGATAGAAAGCATATGAATATGCTAGAGGATTTTTGGTTACCACGAAGAGAAGGTGGCCGAGGAACAGAGATTACAACACTACCAGGTGGACAGAATCTCGGTGAGATTGAAGATATTTTATATTTTCAAAAGAAATTGTACAAGTCTCTCAATGTACCAATTTCTAGATTAGAGACAGATACAGCGTTCGCTATTGGAAGAGCGACTGAAATATCAAGAGATGAGGTCAAGTTTTCACGATTCGTTGATAGACTAAGACTCAAATTCTCTAGACTGTTTGATGATATTTTAAAGACTCAGCTGATATTAAAGAATATTGTATCAGAAGAGGATTGGAAGAAATCAAAAGAGTACATAAGTTATGACTTTCAGAAAGATGGCCATTTCGTAGAACTCAAAGACGCTGAAATATTGAGAGAAAGAGTTAACACTCTAGAACAGTTAGACCAATTCGTTGGTAAATACTATTCACAAGCTTGGATTAGAAAGAATGTTCTTAGACAATCCGAAGCAGAGATAACAGATATCGATAAAGAAATCGAAGCTGATAAAGCCGCTGGTGGTGAACCAGATGATAATGAAGAATTTTAAAGGAAAATATTATGACAAATAAAGCAAGAAATTTCGTTGATCAAGTGATCGATGGTAACAATGTAGAAGCTGGTGAGACATTTAAAAGTGTTATGCAAGACAAACAACTAGATGCTATTGATTTGAAAAGAGTTGAGATGCAACTTGATTGGATGAATAATAACGAAGAAACCGAAGGATAAGGGATAAGTTGGTAAAATGAAAACATTTGTACAGTTAAGAGAAGAATTAGACGAAGTCAATTTTAATCAAGATCATAAGAAGAATCATATTTCTTCTACAAAGATTAAAACAACTGATGTAATGTATCATGCAGAAAAACCTGGGTCCAAGAAAATTCGTGTGTTTGTTAAACCTAAAGGTGCGAAAGAACCAGAAGAGTTAGGTGTTTTCAAAGATGTCGCTACAGCTAAGAAGTCAGCAGAACAGTTTGTTAAACTCATGGGTGAAGACATTGACGAAGGTGTCAGTCTTTGGAAAGAGTTTAGAGTTAAAGCTGAAGAATCAGTTGTAAAGGAAGACGATTCACTTCATGAAGAAGAAATTGTTTACAAAGTTAAGGGTATACAGAAACCTGAGATGGATAGATTTAATTCAGCTGGAAGAATGATGGGTTTAAAAGTATCATTTCAGAAAAACGGTAGTGATACAATGGTAACTATGAAAGGTACCAAAAAGAAATTAAGAGATTTTGATTCAGTAGCTAGAGGCAAATCCTCATACGGTGATGCATCAGCAGTCAAACATTTTGACGAGAAATAAGAGGTAAATATGAGTTGGACAACACCAGGACACGGTTACAAAATGATGATGGAAACAACTTATCTTCGCGAAGAAGTAATTGAATACGAAATTGAAAAACTTAACAATACTATAGACGGAAGAGCTGAGATAGATAAATGGAATTCAATTGGAAAAAAGATGGGAGTAAAAGTAGTAATTCAGAATTTCCCTAGGAAAGGGGGTAACCCTGTAGTGGTAACAATGACTGGCAATAAACAGAAACTAAAAGACATGGATAAATTGGCGAAAGATGAAAATCTCATTGCCAGCAACGATTGGAGTGTAGTCAAACATTTTGACGATAAAGCGCTAAAGTACTACAAACAGCGCAGCTTGTCAGGTAAAGCGTTGAAGAAAAGAGAAGTCTACTTTCAATCAAGAGATAAATAAGAGGTAAATATGAAACTAATATCAGAACAATGGTCAGATGATGTAAATTATCTAGTCGAAGAAGATCCTAAGACAGGTAAGAAACATGCTTTCATCGAAGGTGTAATGCTTCAGACAGAAGTAAAGAACAAGAATGGTCGTATATATCCAAAAGAGATCATGCAGAAAGAAGTTGCTCGTTACAACAAAGAATATGTTGAACAAAATAGAGCATACGGCGAATTAGGACATCCTGAAGGACCGACAATCAATTTAGAGAGAACATCTCATCTAATAACAAGTTTAAAAGAAGATGGAAATAATTTCATCGGAAAAGCAAAAATTTTATCGACCCCTATGGGAGAAATAGTCAAAAACCTTCTTAACGATGGTGCGAGACTAGGAGTATCTAGTAGAGGTATGGGTTCACTTAAAACCGACCGACAAGGTGTGAATATGGTTCAATCCGATTTTCAGTTAGCTACCGCTGCTGATATCGTGGCAGACCCTTCAGCACCTGATGCTTTCGTAGATGGCGTCATGGAAGGTGTAGAGTGGATTTGGGATAATGGAGTGATTAAAGCGAAGAAAATAGAAGAGTACAAACATTCTATTGCTCGTGCAAGAACTCATAAACTTCAGGAAGTCAAATTAAATGTATTTAATGACTTTTTGAAAAATTTATAATACATAAATACTATTAATAATAAATTAAAGTTTTATAAAAAAGGAGTATTCTAATGTCAAGTTTAGAAAACACAATAGGCGAAGTAATCGCAGAAGCAGCTGATATTCAGCACAAAGTACCTGGTAAAGGTTCTTCAGCTCCTGCCGCTAAGTCAAGTCCCGATGCAGACGAACCAAAACATGATTCAGAAGCAGTAAAGAAAGCTGGAGATGCAACTAAACCTGCACCGAAAACTAACAAAGCTGATTCTGGTGATTCAATGGAAGTTGTTGCTGATGGCGAAACAAAAGTAGAAAAGGGTAAAGCAGTTAACCAAGAAGAAGTAGAATCTGATGAAGATGTTGTTTCTGAAATGTCTGACATGTCTAAATCTGAAATGCTTAAAGCAGCTGTAGAGAAAATGAAAGAAATGTCTGGAAAAGAACTACAAGCTATGTATTCCAAAATGGAAACATCTGACGAAGATGGCGATGAAGACGAACAGTCAGAGTCACTAAGTCGAAATGCAATAATTAGAAAAGTTGTAGAATCACTAAAAGATCAAGATATCTCAGAAATCAAAAATTTCTTCGAAGCGAAAGCTACTGATGAAGAGGAAGATGAAGACGAAGATGTCAAAGAAGGCGAACTTCCAGATGCTTTGAAAAAAGCGATCGCTAAGAAAAAAGGCGAAGAAGAAGAAGAAGTCAAAAAAGAAGAAATTGAAATCGACATGACAGACGACATCAATGCACTAGTTGCTGATGAAGACTTGAGTGAAGAGTTCAAAGCAAAAGCTAAAACTATTTTTGAAGCAGCAGTAAGTGCTAAAGTCAAAGAACAAATGACTGAAGCTGAAGCTAAGTTAGAAGAAGAAACAACACAAAAGATCGAAGAAATCAAAGATGATTTGACCGAGAAAGTTGATTCTTATTTAAACTATGTTTCTGAAAGCTGGGTTACAGAAAATGAATTAGCTATTGAACGCGGACTAAAATCCGAGTTAACAGAAGATTTCATTAATGGTTTGAAAAAACTATTTGAAGAACACTATGTTGAAGTACCAGAAGATAAGTTTGATGTAGTTGAAGAACTAGCAAACAGACTTGACGAAATGGAAGATAAGTTGAATGAAGAAGTTGCTAACAACATCAGCGCTCAACAAGATATCGAAGAACTTCAGCGTGAAAAAATTATTAGCGAGTCATCTAATGACTTAGCTGATACTCAGGCAGAGAAGTTGAAAGCTCTAGCAGAAGATGTAGATTTTGAAAGTGTTGAGAATTTCCAAGAGAAAGTATCAACATTGAAAGAGTCCTACTTCGGAGCTAAAAAGCTAGAAGCTGTCTCTGACGATAATACTGTAGTAAGTGAAGATGCAGACTTTTCAGGTAGTGGCGATGTAGCACAACCAGTGAATGAGTCTATGTCACAATACACTTCTGCATTAAGTAAATTTGCTTCAGTTGTAACTACTCAAAAGTAGTTAGTACTAAGCATACAAGAAAGGAGAGATAAACTAATGTTTATGTCAGAAAACTTACAAGAAAAATGGGCACCAGTTCTCAATCATAATGATCTTCCGAAAATTGAAGATAATTATAAAAGAGCTGTAACAGCCGTTATTCTTGAAAACCAAGAAAGAGCGATTAGAGAAGAGAGAGGTGCGATGAATGAGGCACTTGGAGCAGGTACTGGTACTGTAGCGGGAGCACCTGGTGGTGTTACTGCAACTGCAGCAAACTGGGATCCAATCCTAATTTCTTTAGTTCGTAGAGCAATGCCAAACTTGGTAGCCTATGATATCTGTGGCGTTCAACCAATGACAGGACCAACTGGTCTTATCTTTGCGATGAAAGCAAGATATGTTGATAGTACAACTACTATTGACAGAACAGAAGCCATGTTCAATGAAGCCGATACCGACTTCAGTGGAACAGGTACACATGCAGGAACAGACCCATTTGCGTCTGGTTCAGCTAATACTGCTGTTCAAACTGGTTACACAACTGGTGCAGGAGTTGCTACGGCAACTGCTGAAATTGACGCGGCCATCCCAGAGATGTCGTTCACGATTGAGAAAGCTACAGTAACAGCAAAAAGCAGAGCGCTAAAAGCTGAGTACACAATCGAATTAGCACAAGACCTTAAAGCAATTCACGGTCTTGACGCAGAAACAGAATTAGCTAACATTCTGTCTGGTGAAATCCTAGCGGAAATCAACAGAGAAGTTGTTAGAACAGTAAATACACAAGCAAAAGTAGAAGGCCTAGCGTCTGAAGCTAATTTGACTGGTACTGCTGTAAATGGACAATTCAACCTAGACACAGATTCCTCAGGAAGATGGTCAGTTGAAAAATTCAAAGGTCTTATGTACCACATTGAAAGAAATGCAAATGTTATTGCAAGACAAACACGAAGAGGTAAAGGTAACTTTATCATGTGTTCATCTGATGTAGCTTCTGCTCTAGCAATGGCTGGTGTATTAGATTACGCACCTGCGTTATCAACCAACTTAAGTGTTGATGATACAGGAAGTACTTTCGCAGGTGTTTTAAACGGCACTATTAAAGTATATATCGATCCGTACTACACTAAAGTCGCACAGCGACCTACTGGTGTAAGTGGTGGAGAAGGATATTGTACAGTCGGTTATAGAGGAACTAATCCTTTTGACGCTGGTGTATTCTATTGTCCTTATGTCCCATTACAAATGGTTCGTGCAGTTGGTGAAGATACTTTCCAACCAAAAATTGGTTTCAAAACCCGTTATGGTATGGTTAGTAACCCGTTCGTTGGAGCTACTCCAGCATCAGGATTGGCAACAGCCAACACTAACTCTTACTACAGAAGTTTCGAAGTTTTAAACCTTCTATAAACCGAATAGTAATATAAAACAAATTTTGTTTTCAAAGACCCCTTTAAGGGGTCTTTTTTTTAGCCTTGAGTTTGTAGTGTTATAAATATAAGTATATGAGTCAAGAATCAAAAATAGTCGAAAAAGACGGTCGTTGGAACTGGTATGGACTCGAAGACCAACCAACGAACAGCATGAAAGAAAGTATGAATACAAGTGAAGTTAAAATGATGGTGTTTGATAGTTTATTACACATATTTAAAATGGGTGATAGAACAGCGGAAGTATACAAAAAAGATCAAAACTATGGTCTTAGGATGTATATAAATAAAATTTGGCAAAAAGACGAAATCATAGTAGGTCATACCGAACAATATGCTGAGGATGCCGCTGAGAATTATGTCTTTGGGATAAAGAAATAAAATGGCGATAACAAATCAACCGACAAATATGAATTATTTGTCACCAGTCAACTTTGACTTACAAATAAACAAACTACCTAATACAAAATATTTTTGTACTGGTGTTACATTACCTAGTGTTAACTTTTCAGAAGCTCTGCACTCATTACCGTTAGCTATCAATTCATATTTGCCAGGTGATAAGATTGAATTTGATCCTCTAGTAGTGAAGTTTCTTGTTGATGAAGACATGACAAACTACAAGGAAATATTTAATTGGATTATGGCGTTAGGACCTGGAAATGATACAGGAGACTTTCAAACTCTCACAGATTCAAAAAAAACTACTACAGGACAATTCAGTAATGCAGACTTCTCAAAGATGTATTCTGATGCTACTATATTTGCTAATACTTCATCAAACAACGCTAATGTAGAGTTCTCTTTCGAAGATTGTTTTCCAACAAGTCTCGGATCAATAGAATTCAATTCACAAGCAGACGGAGTTGAGTACGCAACCTGCGACTTAACATTGAGATACACTTTATTTAAAGTTAAAACTAGTACTTAAAAAGTACACTATATACTATATACATTATGAAATTACAAGAAATCCAAGCGATGTGGAAGAGCGATTGTCCTATAGACGATATCGAACTTGATGCATCATCACTAGAAGTACCAAAATTACACGCTAAATATGCTGAACTATTATCTAACATGAAGTTGTCAGTCATTCGTTATGAAAGACAGATGAAAGAGATGAACAAAGATAAATGGTTATGGTATTCAGGTAAGATGACAAGAGATCAGATTGACGATAAGAATTGGGATTATGATCCTTTCGGTGGTCTTACAGTTCTGAAGTCTGATTACGATAAATTTCAAGGTGCTGATAAAGACATACAAGACTTGTATGAAAAACTTCAGTATCTCAAAATAACTGTAGAATATCTACAGGATATTGTCTCTCAAATTACTTGGAGACATCAAACAATAAAGAACATTATAGAATGGCGCAAGTTCATGGCAGGCTCATAGTAGCCAAAACTGATGAAGTATATCTAACGATATCTACAGAAGACTCAATAAGAAAAGAACTTTCCGAATTTTTTAAGTTTAAAGTTCCAGGTTCTGAATTTATACCCGCCGTTCGAAAGAGATTTTGGGATGGATACATTCGTCTATACAATCTAACTACAAATAAAATTTATCTAGGATTATACGATTATCTCAAAGAGTTTTGTGATGAACGCGGATACAGTATAGAAGGATATGAGAAAGATACTGATATATTTACTATTGAGAGATACGAAGAAATAGTACAAGACATACCCTTTACACTTAGAGATTATCAAAAAGAAGCTGTAGCTTACGCAGCACACAATCAAAAATGTATACTAGTATCTCCGACTGCCTCAGGTAAGTCGTTGATGATATACAGTCTTATAAGATACAACTTTTTGAAGAAGAATAAGAAAGCCCTCGTGATAGTACCGACAACATCTTTAGTAGAACAAATGACTAAAGACTTTAGAGATTACGGTTTCAAAGGTGACATTGCAAAAATTTACGGTGGTGAAAAAGGTTCTGATGCACCGATAGTTGTTACTACATGGCAGTCAATGATGAGAATGCCTAAAGGATTTGGTAATGAGTTTGGAATGGTAATAGGTGATGAAGCTCATCTATTCGCAGCTAAGTCGTTATCTAAGATCATGGAATCACTAACTGAAGTTAAGTATAAGATAGGTACGACAGGTACTTTACAAGAAACAAAGACACATAAACTACAGTTAGAAGGTATGTTTGGACCAGCATACTTTGTTACAACATCTAAAGAACTGATGGACGAAGGAACATTGGCGAAGCTCAGTATTCAGTGTTTAGTATTCGCATATTGTGACGAAGAAAGAAAACTTGTTAACAAGATGACATATCAAGAAGAGATGGATTGGATAGTTAGAAATAAAACGCGTAATAATTTTATCAATAATCTAGTGAAAGATTTAAAAGGAAACACTTTAGTGTTATTTCAATTTGTTGAAAAACACGGTAGACCCCTATTTGAACAATTGAATAAGTTAGATCGTAAAACATTCTTTGTCTTTGGTGGTACAGATGCCGTAGATAGAGAGAAAGTAAGAGAGATTGTTGAGAAGGAAAAAGATTCAGTTATAGTAGCGTCGTTTGGTACATTTAGTACAGGTATTAATATTAAACGATTGCACAATATAATATTTGCATCTCCAAGTAAGTCACGAATTAGAAATCTCCAAAGTATAGGTAGAGGATTAAGAAAAGGTGATGATAAAGCGGCCGTTACTTTATATGATCTAGCAGACGATCTTTCTTGGAAGAAGAATATGAATTACACTTTGAATCACTTTTCTGAACGCATAAATATATACAGTACAGAGAATTTTGATTACGAAATACATTCAGTTAGGATACCTGCTAATGTCGATACATGAAAACACTAAATATCAGTACATAAGATTAAATGACGGGAAAGAAATATTTGCAATGGTAACCGATTTAGGTTTTGAGATAGAGATGTATTTACCTATGAATCTTATGTGCAAACCTTCAACAATAGGATCAGGTGTAACTGTGCATCTTGGACCATTAGTTCCATTCACCAATGACGAGTTTGTAATAGTAGATCACAAAGATATCGTATATAGAACTTCTATTAGTAAACAGTTTATAGATTTATATGATGACGCTGTAACAACTTGGATAGAGCTTAGAGACAGTGGTAGAATGCAAGTTAGAAGTCACAAACAAGAACATGAAGAACAGACTGAATTAGTAAAAAATATAATTCATGAAAAATTACAAAACACATTATCCTGGGAGGACATAGATAACGAATTTGAAGATGAATATCATCAAAATAAAGACTTACCAAGTGAAAAAGATATCATACATTAATAAGTATATTCTTCTTTTCCCAAGTGATACTTTATTTTATCATGGATTCATCAGAAGTCCAGCGGTTTTATGAAAATAAACCAAATAAATTAAAAACTTGACAGATAACGATTCGGTAGTATAATAGATACATGACTAGAGAAAAAAGACAAACAAAAGCATCGGTTCACTATGTAGAAAACAAAGTGTTTACAGACGCTATTATCGAACACAACAAAGCGTGTAAAATAGCATTAGAAAACAACGAAGATAAACCTAGAGTATCAGAATACATCGGTGAATGTATCTATAAGATCGCTACTAGACTTTCTACTAAACCAAACTTCATCAACTATTCTTATAGAGATGAGATGATCTGTGATGGTATTGAGAACTGTTTACAATACATCAATAACTTTAACGAGGAAAAGTCAACAAACGCTTTTGCTTATGTCACACAAATTATTTACTTCGCTTTCTTGAGAAGAATTCACAAAGAAAAGAAACAAGCAGCGATTAAACAAAGAAGTATCGAACAAGCTGGTGTTCTTTTTGATACCTTTGACACCATGGATGGTAATACTGCAGGTATGAACAACTCTTATGTTGATTTCTTACAAGAAAATATGAATCCGATAAACTATACACCTCGCGGGTCTAAAAAGAAAAAAGACTAATTACATTATGAAAATAGCGTTACTGAACGATACTCATGCTGGAGTTCGTAATAACAATCAAATGTTTGCTGAATATCAAGGAAGATTCTATACAGAAGTTTTCTTTCCATACTTAGACAAACATGATATTAAACAAATTATACATCTTGGAGATTACTTCGATAGAAGACGAGATGTGAATTTCTATTCTTTACATAAGAATCATGAACACTTCATACAACCTATGATTGAAAGGGGTATCAAGATGGACTTAATTGTCGGTAATCATGATATCTATTTTAAATCAACTAACAAATTAAACAGTCCAGAATATCTATTACACAGTGATAATATCAATGTATACACGGATCCTATAACAAAAGAGTATGACGGTTTAGAGATCGCTCTATTACCTTGGATTAACGAAGAAAATCATGATGATGTAGAAGAATATTTACAAACAACTACAGCACCGATTTGTATGTCACATTTAGAAGTTAATGGTGGTGAAGTATCACCAGGTCATTTTCATGGTGGCGGAACTCCTGTCTCTTGGTTGAGTAGATTCGAACAAGTTTATTCAGGACATTTTCATACAGCATCAGTAATTCAAAACATCAGTTATCTGGGATCCCAAATGGAATTCACTTGGAATGACTTTGGTGATGATAAATATTTTCATGTCTTTGATACAGAGACAAGAGAAATCGAGAAGATTCACAATCCTCTTAAGATGTTCCATAAAGTATTCTATGATGATACAGATGAAACATTAATGACTATTAAGAAGAAAGACTTTAGTCATTTAAAAGATACATTCGTAAAAGTAATTGTTACGAATAAAAATGAACCCTACTGGTTTGATGTTTTTGTAGAAGAAATTATCAAAGCTAGTCCAGCTGATTTAAAGGTCGTAGAAGATCATAGTAATTTAGATATTCTAAATGAAGATGAATTAATTGGAGAAGCCGAAGATACATTGACAATACTCACAAAACACATAGACAGTTTAAATATAGAAGGAGATAAATCTGAATTAGATGCATTAATGAGATCATTGTATGCTGAAAGTTTAGATATTTTAGTATGATAAAAATAATACAATTAAACAGTGGTGAAATGTTAATCGCTGATTTACAAGAAGACAATTATGAAATAGTGAATCCACTTTTCATTCATCAACAAGCACAAGAAGGTCAAGGACCTAAAGTAAATCTTTATCCTTATAATATTCTAGGACAAGGAAACATAACTCTTAATCCTGACAATGTTGTTTGGACAGTTGATCCAGAAACAAAACTAATGAATCAATATCAAGAAACATTCAGTAGTATCATTACACCACCTAAGAAAATTATTACTTAAATGGATAAGGTAGTTTGGGCAGGGTCTTTGTGTTTAGAAGGTCATACGATATCGTATGAAATACACAATCAACAAGTGGTTATTAGAGAGACTATGGAAGCAGCGTTTAAGAGTCATAATTCACATATGACAACTACAATAGATAAAGCTATTGCTCATCAAGAGAAATATATTGCATTAGGATATGATAAAATTTAATAAAGTAAAGTTTAAAAACTTTTTGTCTACAGGTAATGAATTTACCGAAATAGACTTGTCAAGAAAGAAAACCTCTCTTGTAATCGGAGCTAATGGTTCAGGTAAATCAACAATGCTTGACGCCTTGACTTTCGGGTTATTTGGTCGTGCTTTCAGAAAGATACCTAAAACCGCGTTAGTCAATTCTATTAATCAAAAACACACTGTAGTCGAAGTAGAATTTTCTATAGGTAGAAATAAGTATAGAATAATGAGAAGTATCAAACCTAATAAGTTTGAGATTTACTTAAATGGTAAGATGATGCATCAAGATGCATCTGTGAGAGACTATCAAGCGATCTTAGAGCAGCAAATACTAAAGTTGAACTATAAATCGTTTACACAGGTAGTTGTCTTAGGAAGCTCTACATTCACTCCTTTCATGCAGTTAAACACACCTGAGAGACGAGCTATTATTGAAGACATACTTGATATACAAGTATTTTCAGTAATGAATGATTGTCTTAAACAGAGAGCATCAACTTTAAGAAGTGAACTTAGTGAGATCAAACATAATATTCAAATCGGTGAATCCAAGATAGAGAGTCAAGAAGATTCTATAAAACGATTAGAAGAAAATCGCGATGAGATGATTGACAAGTTGAATAAAGACATTAATGATCATGAAGAAAAATTGATATTGTATAAAACTAATATCAGAGCAGATATAGATCAAATAACAACACTCAGTAGTCTTATTGATGATGAAGATACTATTCGTTTACAACTTCAAAAACTATTGAACGATGAAAAAGACTTCGAATCAGAAAGAAGAAAGTTTATGAAAGAATTGGCTTTCTATGAATCGAATGATGAATGTCCGACTTGTAAACAAGATATTGAATCCGATCATAAAGATCACATCTCAGCAGACACTACAACAAACATCAAATCACTTGATAAACAGTTATCAGATAGAGGTATTAGTATACAAGAAATTAATACTAGATTAGATGAAATATCAAAAGTCCATAAAGAAATTAAAGAATCACAAAATAAAATGCAGGCTGAACATAATTTAATTCATATTGCAGAACAGTATATCAAAAAGGTTGAATCACAGATAGAAGATTTAGAAGCACAAGAACATACAGTTGGTGATAAAGAACAATTAGATAAATACAAAAAAGCATTAGCTACTTTAGAAGATATGGAATCCAACTTAGTTGATAAAAGACATTACTATGATTTAGCTGAAATATTGTTAAGAGACGGTGGTATCAAAACTAAGATTGTACGACAATACTTACCTATAATGAATAAGTTAATCAATAAGTATCTAGCAAGTATGGAGTTTTTTGTACAGTTCGAACTAGATGAAGAATTTAACGAAGAAATTAAATCAAGATATAGAGATAACTTTTCGTATTCATCATTTAGTGAAGGTGAGAAAATGAGAATTGACTTATCACTACTATTCACTTGGAGATCGATTGCAAAGTTAAAGAATTCAGTTAACACGAACTTACTAATTCTTGATGAAGTCTTTGATAGTTCACTTGATGAAGGTGGTACTGATGAATTCTTAAAAATACTACATACATTAGATGATAACACAAATACATTTATTATTTCACATAAAGGTGAGAGTATGAATGAGAAGTTCAATAACATTATTGAATTTGAAAAAGTAAATAATTTTAGTAGGATAAAATGAATTGTTGGCATTGTAAAACAGAACTAATTTGGGGGGGAGATCATGATCTTCATGATCCCGATGAACCCTACGCTATGGTAACCAATTTATCGTGTCCTAAGTGTCAATCGTTTGTAGAAGTTTATAAACCCGTAGAGGATACAGAATGAAAACATATATTCATGTTAATCAACATAAGATTAGGGGAAACCTCAAACATGGTACCAATGAGCCAGTGATCACAGTTAAAAAAGGAAAATCAAATACCTATTGTCACGAAGTCAAAATTGACGGTCCAAGTGTAGTAAGGTATGGAGAAAACGGTGAAAAAATTCTGGCTTGTGGAGCTCGGGTAGTAATCGAAACAGAGAGTAAAGTGGAAATAGTAAAATGATAGTAAAAACAGAAAACGAACTAAGACAAACCGCCGTCGCGTTTGATTTTAAAAAGCCATTAATGGATCCTGATGAATTAATTAAAGAACTTAAAGACGCGATGTTTCTACATGCAGGTCTTGGAATAGCTGCTCCACAACTTGGATATAATGTTAGAGTCATAGCATTAAGAGGTGAGACAAAAGAATCATCTATAGTATGTTTCAATCCTGTTATCACAGAATTTTCAGAAACTATGAATACAATGGAAGAAGGATGTTTATCATTACCTGATGTATTTGCTAGAGTTGTAAGACCGTCAGAAGTTGTTATAGAATTTCAAAATGTATTACAAGAAGATCAAAAAGAGAGCGCTGACGGATTAACTGCTAGAGTTTACCAACATGAATTAGATCACTTAGATGGTATATTAATGATTGATAGAATAGGACCTTTTGCAAAGAAACGAGCTTTTGAGAAAGCGAAGAAAATCATAAAAATGAGAGCTCGAGGTAAAGAAAAGTATAAAGCACGATTTGCGTTGTGAAACTTTTTGCCGAACTTCACAGAAATTATGACACTTCTTTATCGAGGTGTATAAAAGTATATCCTAGTATTTTCTGTAGTACTTGGTGTGAAGATTTAGTATCATATTTTGAATCTAGTATTCGTATTAGAACGGATGATCATAGAAAACAAGCTTCGGAAATGCAGTTAATCGGCGATCCTCGACCAGACGCGATAGATTATAAAAATGAAATATTCAAGAAACTATATCCTTTAGGTTCTGAATATGAGAAATATCTACATTCACAATGTCACCCAGACTACAAACCTTACGATAGACCATTAACTGATATGTACAGTACTGGATTTCGTTCTCTACAAATACAACGATACAAACCAGAAGACTCAGGATATCCTGCTGTTCATGTAGAATCTGGTAAAGAACACTATAAAAAGTATTTGGCGACAATTATCTATCTAAATACTGTAAAAGAAGGGGGAGAAACAATATTTCCAATGGCGGGTACATCTATATCACCAACAATCGGTACAGTAGCTATTTGGCCTGCAGGTCTTCCATTCTATCATTGTGGACTTCAATCGAAGACTACAAAATACATCTTAACTTCTTGGTTCGAATTTATGTAGTTGTAACCGCGGGTACACTTTTGTTATACTATGTACATAGGTTGAGTTAATAAAGAGGTAACAATGATATCAATACAAAAATCAAATAAAGATGTTCTAGCAAAGCTGATGGCTATGGAGAATATTACGGTCATTCATAAGAATGTTCCGACTGCATATTTTGATGTTAAGTCAAGAACATTATGTTGTCCTATTCTTAAAGAAGAAATGTCATCTGAATTGTATGATCTTTTTACAGGTCACGAAGTATCACACGCACTCAATACACCAGCAGAAGGTTGGCACGATAAAGTTTCAGAAAAAGGTTCATTGTACAAAGGCTACTTAAATGTTATTGAGGATGTTAGGATCGAAAAAATGATCAAAGCTAAATATCCAGGTTTAAGAAAAAGTTTCTATACTGGATATAATGAACTAGCTAATATGAACTTCTTTGGTACACAAGGAAAAAATTTACAAGAATTAAACTTAATTGATAGAATCAATCTATCTTATAAAATTGGTTCATTCGCACAGATTGAATTCTCAAAAGAAGAAGAAGTTTACATCAATAGATGTGACAAGTTAGAAACATTCGAAGATGTCATGAAATTGGCTGACGATTTATTTGAGAAACAACAAAACGAAACTGAAGAAGAATTAGAATCCATGACGGATCAAGATATTCAGGATCTTATTGATGATCTAGGACTCGAAGATGATACAGAAAAAGAACCTGTTGATTCAATGAGTGTTGAACTAGAAGAATCAGAAGAGGATTCAGATACTTCTGGAGAAGGTTCTGACGCTAATGCTGAAGATGATGAAAATTCACAATCAAGTGATGGTGATTCAGATGCATCTGAAACTGAAAAGTCAGAAGAGTCTGGTGAACAATCAGAGAGTGAATCAAAAGGTAATGAAGAAGGTACAGAAGGAGCAGAAGGAAAAACTGCTGAAGAAAAACTTCTAGAAGAAATGAACAAGTCTACTACCGATGAAGAATTCAGAAAAAACGAAGATTCATTATTAGAACAAAACAATTACAGACACGAACCTACATACCACGAAATTAATGGTAGAATTAGATATGAGAATTTCATAGTTAGTCCTGAACAAATTCAAAAAGACTTCGATAAAGCTCCTAGTCAAGCTTACGATGATAGGATTAAAAAGACTGTTAAGAATTTTCAAGAAGACAACAAAAAAATTATCGGTTACATGGTTAAAGAATTCGAAATGAAGAAAGCAGCGGCTTCTTATAATAGAAGTTGGAGTTCAAAATCAGGTGAAATTGATATGAACAAATTAGCTTTCTATAAACTTAAAGAAGATATTTTCAATAGAGTACAAGTAACTCCAGAAGGTAAAAATCACGGAGTTGTAATGACTGTTGACTGGTCGGGATCCATGAGTGGATCCGTTAGATCAACGGTAGAACAAGCATCGTTACTTTCAATGTTTTGTAGAAGACTCTCAATTCCTTTCAGACTATTCGCTTTTAGTGATGGTTATGAGAGAGTATCAGATGAAGCTCTTGGTATTAAACATGATGATAATTATGACACCATAGCTAAAGTCAGACAGGAGTATTACGAAAAAAGAACTTTCGGAAAAGTTGTGTCTAAAGGCGATGAAACATCATGGAATTTGGG